CGCAATCGGGCAAGGGAATACCCCTTAAATAATCTTGAAACCAGTTTAAATTAATCTTAGGTATCATAAGTTGTCAGTAGTATTTATCTAGGCGTGTGCGGGCGTACCCGCTTTTATTGTTAGGGTGTTTTCCTTGTTTTATTCTAGGTGAATTTGAGGTTCTATAGTAACTGTTATCGTACCAGACCCAGAACCCCCGCAAAACTGGTAATTTGTGATATCTGTAATTATCGTAAGTTATCTAAGTCATTGATATATATATATTTTTATAGAGGTACGCTAGGGGCACGAGGGGGTATGGGCATATGCATATACAAAGTTGCTACAATTTTATAGAATTTACCCTGTAAACTAGTAAACGCTTGACCCTGCGGGAACCCTTATAGGTCTATCTATACACTAGATGTAGTTCCCCGGGTAGGGGGGTAGTTCTATTATACACCTGTGTGCCATTTTGTCAAGTAAAAAATAATTTTTTTATTAGAATTAACTTGACAACTAGGAGATATCGTGTATAATATAATAAGGTGAGTACAAAACAAGCACATACTCCACCACTTTAATTAGTAAAAACAAAAGGGAGATATGGTGCATAGTGTACTAAAATTTATGAACCTACTACCTCAAAAACCTAAACAAAAAAAAGAACTAACCCCTAAACAGGAGGCATTTATTGATGCCCTAATGGAAAACGGCGGAAGTGTACCCCAAGCAATGAAAACAGCAGGGTATGAACCAACATCACGCTCTTGGTTAGTTAATTCAGTTTCTAACGAGATAGTAGAACGAACACAGAACTACCTAGCGTCTCATGGTATGAAAGCGGCTAACAACTTAATAAACGCTTTAGATGAAGACGGAACAACCCCCAAGGGCGAGCTTAGATTAAAAGCCGCAGAAAGTCTTTTGAACCGTATAGGTATAGGTTCTAGAGAAACAGTAGACCACAATGTGACAGCAATTCATGGTGTGGTCTTATTACCTAGTAAACAAGAAGAAAAGATTATAAACGAGTAACGGGAGAATACGATGGATATAGCAACATTGGCAGGACAGTTAGGTATTCAGCTTACTGCTGAAGCTATAACTACTATTGTTAATAGATTAGATAAAAAGAAAGACACTAAAAAAGTAACGGATAAAGATAAAATAGAAGAAATAAAAAAGTTTGCTGATAAGCCTAATATGGCAGATGTAGCAGGCGGTGTTAGAATGAATAAGAATAGACCTAAATCTGGTAAAGACATGATTAAGACAACAAATCTAGGAAAACAAGGAAACCAAGGTTTTTCTAAGGGGGGTTCTGTAAAAACCTACGCAAAAGGTGGCGGAGTACGAAAGCCGAAGATGACAGCAGGGTATTAGATATGGGAGTAATAGCAAGATTAATATTAGCAGGTGTATCAAAATCTAAGATAATAGCTAAATATGGGAAGAAAGCTTATAATGCTGTTAAAAATGATTTAAAAAAAGCTGATAAAGAAGATTTAAAAGGTTTAGCAATAACAGGAGCAGGAATAGCAACTATAGCCGCTGTAGAAGGAAGTGGTATTAAGAAAAAATTAGAAAAGAAAAAAGGTGGTTCCGTAAAAACCTACGCAAAAGGCGGAGGAGTAAGGAAACCTAAAATGACAGCAGGATATTAGATATGGGATTAGTAATTAGATTATTATTAGCAGGAGCATCAAAATCTAAAATAGTAGCTAAGTATGGCAAAAAAGCTTATGATGCGGCTAAAAATTTAATGAAAACAAAAGATAAAAGTGTTTGGTCAAAGTTAGATATGAAAGATGCAGAAAAATATATTTTAAGCCCTATAAAAGAAACTACTAAAAAAAAGGTTAAAAAAAATTTACAACCTGTTAAAGATTTTGGAAAAGCAACTGCTACAGGAACAGTAGCCGCTAGTGTAAATAAAGAGCCTAAACTATATAATTTTAATAAAGGCGGAAAGATAAAGACCTACGCAAAAGGCGGAGGAGTAAGGAAACCTAACTACTAGTGAAACGACCACTAACAACAAGAAGCAACGAATTTAGACACTGGGTACAGGATAAATACAAGAAAGACCCTAACTTATTAAAACCAATAGATTTACACAACAAATTTATAATTTACTTAGCATGGAAACAAGCACAACCACCCAAAATACAAGAAAAACATCAACCATACCGTTTGGATATAAACTAGATGAAGACACCAAGACGTTATTACCTATCACAGAGGAGCTTGAGGCTTATACAAAAGCAAAAACTTATCTTCAGTCTTGCTCTTATAGGGAAGTTGCTAGTTGGCTCACTGCCACAACCGGTAGAAAAATATCCCCACAAGGGCTTAGAAAAAAAGTATTAGGAGAAAAGAGTGAATGATGTACCACCGCCGAAGCCAAAACGTCAATACAACTACAGTGTAGCGACAAAAGCTAGAAAAGCGGCACAAAAAAAGCTAAGACAAGCTAAAAAAACTGCTGAAAACAAGGTAAAACAAGTAAAAGCACAAAGAGATAAGGTTAGATACATAGAATCTGGTCTAAAAAAGATAGAAGGTACACTTACAGGTAAAAATCCTGCTGTTTTAACAGAAGATGACCTAAAAGTAGCACCTAAAGCAGTAAAAGAACAAGTAGAACAAGAAAATGTGGTATTTAAACCTAATGAAGGGCCACAAACAGACTTTTTAGCATCTCCAGAAAGAGATGTTTTGTATGGGGGAGCCGCCGGTGGCGGTAAATCATATGCGTTACTAGCAGATTTGCTAAGATATGCTCATTTGCCAGACCATCGTGCCTTGCTAATTAGAAGAACCTTAGACGAACTAACAGAACTAATTGATAAAAGCAAGCAATTGTATCCGAAAGCATTTCCCGGAGCAGTATTTAAGGAATCCAAGTCAATGTGGATATTTCCTAATGGAGCTACTGCATGGTTCTCGTATCTCGATAGAGATAAAGATGTAACCCGATATCAAGGTCAAGCTTTTAATTGGATAGGTATTGATGAAGTAACGCATTACCCTACCCCTTATGTTTGGGAATACTTACGCTCTAGATTAAGAACTACAAATCAAGAGATAAAGCCCTATATGAGGTGTACAGCCAACCCCGGTGGTTTAGGAGGATGGTGGGTAAAGAAAATGTATATAGACCCATCACCGCCACATGAACCATTTGCGGCAGGTGATATAGAATCTGGTGAAGTATATAGATGGCCAGAACAACATGAAAAAGCAGGACAACCTCTTTTCCAAAGAAAGTTTATTCCTGCTAGATTAACAGATAATCCTTACTTAATGTTGGATGGTCAGTATGAAGCAATGCTTCGTTCACTACCAGACGTAGAAAGAAAAAGATTGTTAGATGGTGATTGGGAAGTTGCAGAAGGTGCGGCTTTTCCAGAGTTTTCTAGACATTTACATGTTATGGAACCAGTAGAAGTTCCTGCGGGATGGCAAAGATTTAGAGCGGCTGACTATGGTTATGCTTCTCCATCTTGTGTATTATGGGGTACAGTAGATTTTGATGGTAATATTTATATTTATCGTGAATTGTACTCGGCAGGATATACAGGTGAAGATTTAGCTAAAATGATATTAGAAATGGAAAGAAATGACCCTCCAATGTCTTTATCTATTTTAGATACAAGTTGTTGGAATAAAGTTGGTCTAGGCCCTAGTATAGCAGAAACAATGATACGCAATGGTGTTCGTTGGTTACCTGCTGATAGAGATAGAATTTCTGGTAAAGTAGAAGTTCATCGAAGATTACAGATAGACCCTAGAACAGCAGAGCCTAAACTAAAAATATTTAGTACTTGTACAAATTTAATAAGAACACTGTCAAGTATACCTACATCAAAAACAAACCCAGAAGATGTAGATACAAAAGCAGATGACCATGCATATGATGCATTACGATATATGATTATGACTAGGCAATCTAATCAACCTACACTAAATACAACCCTAAACAGAATAAAGGATAGAGTTGCATATGAGCCTAGCGATGCAACATTTGGTTATTAAATATGGATGAAGTAAAGTTTGGTGAGTTACAAAATAGAGTCTTTAAATTAACGGTAGATACGTTTAATAAACCTACGTTAAGAAGAAGCTTAACAAGTAAAGCGGCAATAAAACATCTTAATACATATGATGCACAAATTAAAGCATTACTAAATAATGATTCTTTATCACAAAAACAATATTATCAGTTACAAAATGATGTAGCAAATATTAAATCACAGTATACAACAAAAGTAACAACACAAAATAGAATTGTAAAAAACGAAAAAGCAAAAGAATTTAAGAGACAAGTAAAAGCAGAAATTAAAAAGAATGAAGCTTTAAAACAACAACAAATAAAATCACAGGTACAAACAACATCAAAAATTAATGCTAATGTTTCTGATGTATCAAAAAATACTTTAGCAGGTTTAATTAGAACTGCTGAAAAAGTTGCAGGTGTTGCACCAACTACTATAATGGAAACATCAACATCAACAACAGTAGCTAAAATACCAACAAGACCAGATAAAATTAATTTTAATTTAAAAGGTTTTGCGTTAATTCAAGACATTGCACAAAACTCTGTTCAACATGGTTATTTAGATTCTGATATTGATAAAGGTGTACAACAAAATAAAATAAGTGCTTCCGAAGCAAAAAATATAAAATCTTTTTTTAGTAAAGCTAATATAAAATCGCAAGTTGCACAAATAGGTGACATAAATAAAGCAAAACAATTTTATTCACCGCAATTTCAAAAAGCTTTTAACACATTTTTACAAACTCAGTACAACGAAGTTTTTACTAAAATACCTAAAGATGTAACTCCAACAGAAAGTTCATCTAAATCTAAAGCAAGTTTTACTGATAAGTTTACTAAAAAATTAAAAACTGGAGCAAGCATGGGCGTTGTTCCCGGCGGCGGTGGTAATAAAACACCTATGCAAGAAGCTTTAGGAATGTTTGACCCGTTTAATAAACCCGGGCCTTATATGAATAAAGGTGGTCGAGTACCACCAAAAAGAAAACCTTACGCTATGGGAGGTAAAGTCTATGGCAACTCAGTACGAAAACCAAAATTTAAATAAGAGGAGGCACTATGCCAGATAATAACTATAACTATGGTAAAGATTATATAATGAGTTCTGATAAAATTAAAGCTGATAGAGCAGACGCTCCATTAACTAGAATGAAACCAGACTTTACACCAGAAATAAAAGAGGATAGTAAGCTAATTGAAGCTTCATCTCCTGCTAAATCTGCACCATTAGACAGTTCAGTTTTAAACGCAGATAAACAAAAAGCATACTAGAAATAAATATATATAATGGCACAAGAAGACGTAAATCAAAAAACTGATGCTACGTCTACTGTAGCATCTGATGAAGTACCTTCATTAGTAGGATATATTGAATCAAAATATAATGATTCAAAAGCTTCTAGACAAACACATGAATCACGATGGCTTAGAGCCTATAAAAACTATCGTGGTGTGTATGATAGCGGAACACAATTTAGAGATAGCGAAAAAAGTAAAGTTTTTATAAAAATAACAAAAACAAAAACTTTAGCCGCTTATGGACAAATTGTTGATGTTTTATTTGCTAATAAAAATTTTCCTATAACAGTAGAATCGACACCTGTACCAGAAGGTATTGCTAATTTAATGCATACCCCTGCACCGGGAGAAGAACAACTTAAATCACCTTACGGATTTGAAGGTGATGATAATGAGTTATTGCCCGGAATGACAGAAGCTACACCTAAAAATAGATTAGGTGGTTTAGCATCTGAGTACGAAGGAATGACATTACTAGAGGGAAAAAGTAGGCATGGCGGCCCACAAATAAGTCCTGCAAAAGAAACAGCAAGACGTATGGAAAGATTAATGCATGACCAATTATTACAAAATAATGGTATTAACGTATTACGTCATTCTATATTTGAATCTGTTTTATTAGGAACAGGAATTATAAAAGGCCCGCTAGGTTATAATAAAACAATTCACAAATGGTCTAATACAGAAGAAGGTGAAAAAGTATATGAGCCTTATGATAAACTTGTACCAAAAATAGAAGGTGTCTCATGTTGGGATTTTTTTCCAGACCCTGCGGCAACTTCATTAGATGATTGTGATTATGTAATTGAAAGACATAAATTTACTCGTTCTCAATTGCGTGATTTAATTAATATGCCTCATTTTGATTCTGAAGCAATTATAGAATGTTTAGAAATGGGTGGTAATTACACTACTGAATACTATGAAGATATTATTCAAACCTATGATAAACAAAACTATGGTGAAGGCACAACTCAAGATAGATTCGAAATATTAGAATACTGGGGAACAATTGATTTATATACAGCTTCATTAATTGGTTTAGATTTACCAGAAAAAACAGATGCACTAGACCAAATACAAGTAAATGCTTGGATATGTAATGGCAAAGTTTTACGAACTGTATTAAATCCGTTTACACCTGCTCGTTTACCTTATCAAGCTTTTCCATATGAAATAAATCCTTATCAATTATTTGGTATAGGTGTTCCAGAAAATATGGAAGATGCACAATTACTTATGAATGGTCAT